AGCAAGTGTATAACATTCAACCACTTGAAACGTTTGTTCTCGCAATGGTTTAGCAACCCTCGTAAAAACTTGAGCAGTACAAACAATTTTAATTTTTTGTTTTCTTTGTTGTGTTATTTCTGATAATAATGTTTCAGGAAAGTTTTTCCACCCAGCCGAAGAAAATTCATTTTGAATTTCATCAACAGCAAAAATTACACCATCATCACCATTTCTAACATCAAAAAAATCTTTCCAACCTTCCATTGATCTTGTTTCATGCTTATACCCATAATTCGTTAATATTAAAGCCTTTGGATATTTTTTCCGCATACGTTCAAGATATTCCGTCATTGCTACTGATTTTCCAGCCCCTTGCCGACCGCAAAACATCGTTACCGCAAATTCTTTAAAAGTCGACTTATCCTTTTTCATATGTTTAATATCAGAAAATATATAATAAAAAAACATAAATATTTTCACAAAAAACAAAGTATATGAATCAGTATTTTCAAAGTATTTTTTCATGTTTTATCACCTTTCTATATAACAAAATGCCAAAAACTCCAATGTCCCAAGTTAAAACAAACACTGAGCAAACAGCAGCAGCTACCAGCACACCAAAATTTTGCCAAGTAAATTCAAACATTTAGTACACCCTCTTTTAAGGAATAATTGATAAAATTTTATCTAAAATATAATTAAGTAAAAACCACAAAAATTCGATACCAATAAATGCTAATGCAAGACCTATAACAACTCCCAAAGTAGAAATAGGCATTATACAAGAAACTCCATCTAAAGCCGACCAAAAATCATTAACATTTGTAGTAGGCAAATCTATTTTTCCATTAGGAAAAAACGATAAAATCCAAGCAAGAAACATGACAATTGTGCTTAAAAAAAACGTAACGATCATATTTGGCCACTCCTTTTAAATAAATCAACAACACGTTTATATGCCCACCAACCAAATAGAAACCATATAAACCCTTTCATAATCGGCAACCACCAAGTAGCCGCAACTTTCAATAAAGTAAAATCAACAGCAGTAACAGTGACACCAAACAAAGTCAATTGAATATTATTTAAATTTTGGCATTGATTCGAAAAAACATGGTCATTCAAATATGCAAAATCAGAAGGATTATTAAATTTTCCTTTAAATGAATCAACAACAGGATTAAATTGTACCGCTGGGTCAATAGAAGGCATAAACAGAGCGGCAATGCTACTCGCAATCGCATTAGGTAAATTAGTAATTCCAGACCAAATTGAATTGAGCAAATCTAGTATTGATTGAAACAAACTTTGAAAAGCAGAAGCTATTAAGCTAGGAAGTCCAGATAAAGCATTAACAATTGATTGAAACAAAGAACTTAAAGCAGAAGCTATTAAGTTAGGAAGTCCAGATAAAGCATTAATAATTGATTGAAACCAATTCCCTAAACTACTAAATAATTGATTTAGCAAATCTAAAATAGAAATAAGTTTTGCAATTATTGAAGCAAACCAAGTACCCAAATTTTGAAGAAGAGATAACAAATTATCTAAAATTTGTTTTAAAGTTTCCCACAATTTTTGAAGCCACCCCAAAACATCAGTAGGCAACGGATCAGGAGCAGGAGCGGGAGAAGGTGCAACCATAGGATCAGGCATTAAAACATTACCAAAATCAGAATTAGCATCAGTATAATTAGCATCATCTAAAGGAATAGTCAATTCCATATTCGGCCCAAGATTCTGCCCAGCGGTAACAGGATCAGCAACAGCAGAAGCAGCAAGAGGAGAAGGATCACTCAGCAAAGGTGGAGCATTAACTAGCGGAACATTAAAATCAGGACTTGCTACACTAGGATTAACCGTCGTAACACCTAAATCACCAGCACCATGGATCAATCCATCAAAACCCATATAAAGAACATGAATAACAGCATCAACATTAGATTCATCTTTAACAGTAAAACCATATGGTCCAGCAAAAACATTAAGGCCATAAGTAGAAATAGACGTCCACCCTTGAGTTGATGCATCATTATAATAAATTTGATCAGTAGAAAATCTAGGATCATTTACAAACGCGCCGCGATAATTAACACTTTTATAGGATTGATAAACAGTATTTGCTTGAAAAGTACCGCCTTGATCCATAACAGCAATAGTTTTTTGAGCATTATACCCGTCCTTTATAGCATTAAACGTACTCACAACCATATCCAGCCCTGTTAAAAAACCAACAGTAGAAATTACGATTTTACCAAAACCAGGTTTATCTGGAATAGGAATAATTTGAGCCTTATTCGCTTCATCTACAAAAGCAGCCAACTTATTAGCTTTTTCAATTTGACCAGCATCGACCGCAGCTTGATAAGCTTGTAAATTCCATCGTTGAATAGCAATTTGTTGTGATGTTCTCCCAGCAATTCGAGCACCAGCTTTTTCACCAACAGCAATTAATACACGTTCGGCTTGAGAACCAGCCACAACTTTCACAGCCGTATCTAACCCCAATGCCTTAACATTTTGTTTTGACACAGATAATGGAACAAGCATAAATACAGCAAAAACAACCGCAACTTGTAAAAGAATAAATGCTTTTTTCACGTTTTCACCTTCTTTCATTTTTTTCCGATATATATAAAAAAGGAGTGAGGAATATTTCCCCACCCCTCTTTACAACTAAGAGAAAGCACTTATTAAAAGAATTTATGAATAATTCTAGGCACAAGAGAAACACCAATTACAAGAGCCATGATACCAAGTCCAACAGGCAATAACACAGGAATAGTCGCGCTTACTTGGTCTAAAATAGGTTGAACCATACCAGACGTTACAACAGCAGTAGTAGTCATTGATTTTTACCTCCTTCAATTAGGTTTAATAGGATTTTAAGAATTGCGAGAAAAATTTCCACAAAACTACAAGAATAATAGCAAGCGGTATATACAAAACACCATAAGTAACAACAGTGTTAGTACCAGAAATAATTTGATTTTGTTGCGAGATCATAGTATCTAATTTTTGAGTTAGCAATACATTGTCAGCAGTACCATTTGATGAACCAGTACCCAAAGTAGTTTGTAAGCCATCTAATTTAGTATTTAAAACGGTATTTACATCAGCCAACGTTTTATATTCATCATTGTTCTTGTTAATCATGTACCAAAGATAATCAATTTCCTTTTCTTGATTCACAATCGTTTGTTTAGCGGCTTGCAATGAATCAATATTACTTGCATCAAAGGAAGAAGGGGCATCAGGCAAAACAGATGAATTATATTGATACATCACAAGTCACCCCTTTTTACATCTTTATAGCAACAGTATCTTTAATCAAAAAACTTGTTACCTTAATAGGATTACGTTTATTGCTTAAATCTAACTGTATACTTGCTTGAGCCAAACAAGGAAACTTAACGCCCTTTAAAGTATCAAAATACTCATATGGAAATACTACTTTCGCTGGGAAAAATCCAACACGTTCTTCCGATACATCTTCATTCAATTGGCAATAATGTACGCTAGTACCTTTTACAGCACGTTGAGAAGTTTGATCAATAAATTCATACTTGTTAGCACCTAATATCAGCACGTTTAATGCATCCATTTTTTTTTAACCACCTTTTATATTTTTGGTTTTTTTCTCATCTACAAGTAAAAGTATAAACGATTTTGTCCGACAAAGTAAACAAAAAACTTAAAAAAGAGTAAATATACTTTTCTTAATAGCAGAATCATTATAAGAATTCACATATTCTTTAACAAAAGGAGTATTTTTTTCAATTTCCATAAAAGAAAATACCTTTTCAACATCATTGTCCGTAACATAATCTGTTATAGGTTTTTCTAATCCCTTACTAGGAAAATACTTTTTCTTATTTAAATACTGTGCATAGGATAAATCAGTGACATTATAAAAACTCTTAATAATGTATTTGCTTATATATGTAGTAATTTTGTCATGTGACTTTATCTTTTGCACATCAGATTTCCCAAATTTCCAATTAAAAAGACCAAATCCATCATTAAACTGATTTTTGCGAAAATCAAAATCCAACCACGAAGGCATTTTAAATGTAAAATTGTCTGGAATATCCGAACAAAGCATATGAAAATGATAATTTCCGTTTTTCTGCAATTCCCAAACAGCAATATAATGAAAATCCAATTCCTTTCGTTTCACGGCTTTCGACAAAGCATTAACAAAAAGAGAAAATTTTTCTTTTGCAATTTCAAAATTAGTAGCATCTACAAAATCAAATTCAAGTGAATTTTCATTAGTTTCCCTTTTTTCATTAAGCAATAAATACTTATCTTTATGAACTTCAAGAGCAAAAGTCAAAGTAACAAAAGTAGTAAATTTTTTAGCATTAGCCCTCATAAGCCCTACAACTGTCTTATACGACCTTCTAGCACTTTCTTTAGCTTTTCTACCAATTGTAGAAGGAATCGGCTTACCAAGAACCACATGACGTTCAAAATCCTCATTAGTAGGATTTTCAATCATTTTATACATTTTTTCTTCACGAACATTAAATTGTTCAACCGTTTCAACTGTTTTAATCTTTTTTACCCAATTATTAAAAAACAACGAATCCATAACATACATATACTTTTTTAATTCCGCCGGTAATTTTTTATAATCATAATTTTTATAAACTCCAGTTTTTATAGCAGAAATAACTGGGTCAAAAATTTCAATACTATCGATCATTTTTAACAAGACATCATCTT